AGGAAAACCTTCATTAGCGTACATTGGTGTTGAAGCCCCTACGCCACCAAATATGACCGTACATGATAGAGATCCCAACACCAGAGATTTAGCTGGATATAGACTTGGGGATCTTTGGTTAAATAAAGGGACACAAGCGGCTCCATTACAAAGATTATGGGTATTAACAAGTAAAGCGAATAGCACTGCACAGTGGGCTTTAATTATTTCTGGTAGTGGCGGACCAGTACTTACAATAACACCTGATGGCGGAGCACCCGTAAGTCCTGTATTGGGCAATATTACAATAAATAATACAGACGGAAATATACTATTAACAAATGGTGGACCTGGATTAATATTAGAAAATTTCGCTAATAACATTTTTGTTAATAACAATATTACTACAATTGATGGCAATATTATTATAAGTAGTAGAAATCCTGCGGGAGCGCCAACATTAATTTTTCATGCAAGTAATGCAGGTGGAATTCTTGCTCCTGGTAATGGTATTGGACAAATTAATTTTGATGGTTTTAATGGTGTTGGATTTGTAGAAGGTGCTGCTATTACATCGGTTATTGATGCCGGTGGTCTTGTAGCAAATATGCCAGCTAATCTTGGCTTTTGGACAAAGCCAAACAATGCTAATCCAATAATGCAAAGAATGGAAATAAAGAGTACGGGTGAAGTAGAAATTAGTGCTCCTGATAGTGGTGATGCTTTAACGACTTTTGGCACTATAACTGCACAAACTGGAAATGTTCGAACAATTAATGCGTCAATATTAGCAGGATCCATATCAGCTAACCCAACATTATTTTCAAGCTTTGCTACACTTCGATCCAATGGTGGAGCGGCGGTAGCACCAAGTTGGAGATTGGGAGCATTTATATTTTTTGGTGAAACGGGATCTGGGCTTACAGGAGGTGCGGCAATAACTTCACAAGTAGATGCTGGTGGAACTGTAGCTCTAAATAGATTGCCATCTAACATAGTATTATCTACCCATCCAGATGTTGCTCTTGTACCACCAAATGATTTGTTACCAAGATTAGCTATTGCTAGTACTGGTGAAGTAACAATAAATCCTTCAGATTCAGGATTTTCTTTGACTGTTGGAGGATCTGTTGTTGTCGCAGGTGATCAAGGTGGACCTGTTGCTGGAACAACATTTACAAATGCGATAGATATTTCAGCAAATGGAGCAGGTGTATTTACAATTTTATCTAAAACTGCAAACAATTTAAATAGTACAGGATTTATAAAAATTTATATTAATGGTACACCATTTTTTATACCAATATTTAGTACGACGACTCCGTAATTCTCTTTACTCTGTTGGGCCATGACATCATGTTATGGATGTTCTACTTTTGCTTCACATCTTGCGGACGATAACCAAACATCCGCAAGATGTGATATGGTTAATGCAGCGTTATTACATTAACCGGGAGAGTCCTACTTGCCTGCCCGAACTTTCTTTATTTCATCAATACGGTTTATAGCAGTTTGAAATTTAGATTTAGGCATATCAGCAAGTGATTGAATTCGATAACCTTCTAGTATCTGATTAGCAATATCAGGAGCGTCAGCAAGAACATAATGTAAATGTTCCAATTGTTCTTTAGTAATGACCTCATAAGAAAGATCTCTTGGATTATATTTAACATTGGTAGGTAATGGCTTTGTTGGTATATCTCTTTCGGAATGTACAGCCATTTCAGCATCATCATCTTCATCAGTTGTAACTACACCAACTAATGCAGCATAAGAATATCTTCTTAGATAACTGACATAACTAGCAAATGATTGAATATCAGTCTTTGCAGGTACAATTCTCATTCTTGATTCTATCCATTGGCCACTAGAATGACTCAGAATACAATGTAATACGTTATGACCTTCTTCATTAGGCAAAATTTGTTGAATCACAGCAAGACCATTTTTGGCTAATGCTGGACGTGACACTTTAACTATTTCAGAAAGATCTGCATAGCTAGACTTAAAATAAGGATTTTCGCAATTCAATGTAGCTGCCCTCATTTCACCTTGGGCTTTGGCCAGAGCAGTAGATAGCTCTTTTATATCAGCTGATCTGCTTGGTTTTTCTGGCATTGATCCGTGTAAACTTCTTTTTAAATCTGCAATAGCATCTAATATTGATTTAATATCCATTATTCCTCTTCTTTCCAAATAAGACATGTAACATGATTTAAATTTATAATTCCATCAGGTATAAGAAATATAATATCAAATCCCCTGTCACTGATTCCTTTTTGTAATTCACCTAACTTATTTTCATCCATAACTGTTGTAGCATTGCTGCCATCAACTAGATTGAATGTTAATTTGTAGTTTTTCATTCTTTTCCTTTGTTTTGTTCTTCTGGTCTATCTCGATTGAGGTCTGAAAAAAATTTGTTAATTTCTTCATATCCTCTTCTGTTAACTCTAGTTGTGATAACTTTGTCATTAGCATCCTTTATCTTTTTGAATTCTTTATCCAATTTAGCTACAAGCGTTCTAGCTTCCTGTAAAACAAGTCTGACTTCACAATTTTGGTTAACTACTGTTTTAAGTTCATTAAGGGTATTCATTGCTTCCATATAATGAACATCAAGAATAGCTGCTTGTGATATTAGATATAGAATCACTTCCCTGAAAAAAATCATTTATCTCCAGATTTCATTTATACTATTAAGTAACTTTGCTTCAACTGGATCATCATAACAATCACATTTATTTATGTAATCATCTTGTGTGGGTTGCCCATAAATACAATCAACCCAATGTAATTCACCGAACATGTCTTTTGTTTGCAACCTTTTTGAAGTTGAGTTAAGATTAGTTTTAGACGTTTCCATAACGTTCTCCTGTAGTTAAGTGGCGGTTCTATCAGAGGGGCCGCCATTCGTTTAATGAAGCTCTACTTTATTAAATATAATCATACATATAAAAATAAAACTTGCAACAACTAAAATATTAATTATAATTATCTATATAAGAAAATTATATACAGGAGTAAACATGGTAAAGACAATAAAAGATGTATTGAACATAGATGAACAAGAATTACGTGATAAAGTATTGACAATGGTCAAGAACGGATATTTACCAATTCAGCCAATAGCTGATGAGGTTGGGGTAACTGGGGCAACCTTGACGGCATTTCTTGCAAATTCAAGAGGCGTAGATTATAGGACTTTATTGAGAATAAGCGACTGGGTTAAGAGCAAAGAGAAGAAAGAAAAGAATGTTTAATTTTGAACAGAAACACTTTTTTTCATTCGATGAATTGATAAAAGATGAAAGTAAAGATAGGAAAACATGGTTAGGAGGTGAATGGGAAAACGAGCCTGACTTTTTCAACTTTCATTATATGGGATATTACTGTTTTGCAAGGCGTAATGACTTGGGAGTTTGGGATGGTTATATTACGTTACACACAAATAGTAGATACGAACATGAAACTGAAAGAAATAAATTAAGAACACATGGATTATTGTTTTATGATGTTGGTGAAACTAATAAAACTATAGGATTTTCCTGTTGTAGACCACATTATGATTTAGTTCCAATTGCAACAGGTATGGTAAATAATATCTATAAGAGTTTTAATGGTGATGATGCTAAGACCGTTGGAAGACAAATTGATAATGCTTTAAAAAGTGCACGTCTTCAATTAACCAATGGTGAAGAATTCCCCTTAGATGTTTTAATTACAGGTACTTACAAGAATGTGGCATTTGTAGTTAAAGAATTAAAAGCTTTAGTAGACCAACTGGTATAATTATATTATTTTATGTGAGCTTAGATACTAGGCTAGTACTAGCAAAAAAGCCCCCATTACTGAGAGCTTCTTGCGAAATTTGAAACGTCTGTTGAGTATAAAACCGAAACACAATAAATGTTGGCTCACAAGACCAACACCTAAGGGATTACCATGAATACACTCTATAGGCATACAACGAAGGATCATATGAATATAAAGGCTCTTTACAAACAGAATAAAATTACAAATGTAATAATATCCCAAAAGAAAGGTGCTCCATGAATTTCAATTCTATAAGCACCTTTTATATTAACCTATATAAATTAAATAATCAAGAGTTATTTTTAGCTCGCTCATTAAGCAAATTAAAAGGCAATTCATTAGCAGTTTTAAATATACTAATCTGGTATTCAAATATCTATGGCCGCATCTTTCCAAGTCATGAAACGCTAGCAGAAAAAACAGGTCTCTGTACAAAAACAATATCAAGACACATTAAGTTACTTGTTAAGTTAGGTTTCATTGTGGTTAGGGAACTTCACAGAAATTCAAATAGTTATTATTTAAACCCTATCTTTTTGAGAATGAAGTTCAGAAATGCAATGAGATTTATATTAACAAATCTAAAGTGGTTCACATTTAAGTTAATGCTATCTGTAACTTTAAGTACTCTTGCCTTTGAAAATACCTGTCTATTAGAAACTGTCCAGTCATTAATATATAAGCCATATATTAAAAAGAAATCTCAAAACAGCCAATTGTACAATGAGAGCCTAAAGAACCAATCAGATCTTAATGTAAAAGTCTATAAGGATGTAGCTAATGTTACAAATAGAAAACGAGGAGATGTAGTAATGTTACAATCAGAAATAATCATATCTGGTTACGTAGCCAAGATTGCTAAGCAGTTTGGTTTTACCAGGGAACAGGAGATCAAACTTGCTACTTATTCAGATGATATTGTTTGTAAAGCTTATTCAAAGATGCTCGGCAAGAAAATAGAACGACCCTTTAATTATTTGTTAAGTGTCTGTTCTAGTGAGGCAGCTAAACAACCCAAGATTACCCGCTTGGAGGCTACTCATAAACCAATGGCTGTGAAGCTTAAAGAAGTTAATATAGGGGGGGAATTTCATAAGAACTATACTGCGGTTCAGATTTCACAACAGATGGCTGAAATTGAGAGTAAGCCTGGTAAAATTATGTTTGGTGGTGAAGGATATCAAGAGCGAATACTGAGAGAATGGGCAGAAAAAGAATATATTGCAGATGGCAGCCAAGCTGAGTATATTGCTTTGAGGTATATTGATAAGTTTAGATTGAGGTTTAACATGACACCAAGATGCCCCATAAACCAACCACAATCAACGACATTAAACGAAAAGGGCATTAGTGGTACAACGAGTCAAGAAGTTAAAAAAGATTCAACCTCGTTGATCCTGGAGAGGAATGATGAGTATGAAGAAGTTACGGACGAAATCTTATATGGTTGAGGGTAATCCCATAGCGTTAGCACGGGTTAGATACTCTCGTGGAAACTTTTACGATTCCCAAAAAAACCTAAAGCTAGTTTGGGGTATAAGTTTATCAAACCAACACAACGATGAACCATTATTTGTGGGTCCTATCTGGATGGATATTATTTTCTATTTGCCAATTGCCAAGAAGTGTCCCGGTAAGTTGCGCCAAGATTTAATAAACAATTGGCATTTATGTAAGCCTGATATTTCTAATTTATGTAAGTTTCTTGAAGACGTATGCATTGGAATATGTTACGAAGATGATTGCCTTATTGCTAAAGAAACTATAGAAAAAGTATATGATGATGGTAATGGACCACGAACAGAGTTTACAATAAGTGAGCTGCCAACCAAAAGGAGTTAAAATGGTTCACAATATAGCCATAGAAGTTTATCCTACAACTGTTGAAATGTCTCATGAAGATCTTCACTTGATTATTGCAGCCGCTTTATTACATGATGATGATTTTTTTAAATTACTAATAGAAAAACTTGACGAAGCAAAGGACAGACATGAGTACGCCCAAGGCTAAATCAACTAAGTGTAGCACAAAAACAAGGACTAATATAAATAACGGCAGCTGGACGGATTATCGGAATGTTATCACCGGTGAAATTATATTAATGAATCGCACATCAATCAATAGCGAATTACCAAGTATTTTACTCAAAGAGTGTAAACAAAAAGATTTTTATTCTATTGAGCAATTTTTGATAAAGATTGGAATACCAGAACGAACATATTATAGATGGTTGAAGGATCCTGATAATACAGACCTAAAAGATGCTCATGATTATGCCCTTTTATGTGCCGGTGTTAATAGAGAAAGATTATGTATTGAACGCAACCTTAGCCTTGGTAGTACCGCTGGTTGGTTATTGCCACACCTTATGAAGAATACATATGGCGCACATCTTAATGAACGTAATGCTATGAAGGAAGAAAATAAAAATCAAACGCAGGTCGTTGTTATAGAGAAGTTTCCAGAGTAATTATCAAGTTTGTAATTTGTCAAATCTTTTGTATGCTAACCGCATGAAGATAAATAAGTGGACAATAACTGACGAATTTATACACAATAAATGGGGTACCAAAGAATATCTATGTATTTGTGAGTGTGGAACAAAAAGATATCATCAACTATCTACAGTAGCCTGTAACAAATCCAAAGGTTGTATGAAATGTACGAGAAGACCAATGGATAAAAAATATGGCAAATGGACAATTCTTGGTGAAGGTGGACGTAATAAACATAAACAACTTGTTTTAAGAGTAATGTGTGATTGTGGGTTAATCAAAAAAATACGAAAGTGGACCCTCATCAAGGCACAGTCTACCATGTGTGGAAATTGTACCTTTAAGAAAAATCCTCAAAGAGCATTCAAACATGGCATGTCCCGCACTAAAGTTTATAAGGCATGGTGTGATATGAAATCACGATGCCTTAACAAAGATCATAAATATTATAAATGGTATGGAGGTCGCGGAATAACGATCGACAAACGTTGGTACCAATTTATGGGTTTTTTTGATGATATGGGTTATGTTCCTGAGGGAATGCAACTTGGCAGAATTGATGTTAACAAAGATTACACTCCTAGGAACACAATCTGGACTACATCTAAAAACAATATGAGAAATAGAACAAACTCTAGACAACGAAAACCAAGTTAGCTAACATCAAATAGATTATGATTTATTTACGTATATGTTCCTTTTCAAGAGCGGGTTTTTTATATTTGTCCCGCTCTTATTTTTATGCTAGATTAACAACGATCTTTTCTCCTTTTTTTAAAAATCCACTAAGGCATCTGAGAACCTAGAGCTCATTTGCCTTAGGGATTAAAGGTTAATCTTGAACGTTGAAACTCAGATAAGACTTGATAAGTTCAAACCACGCATATATCAATTACCGCTATGTAAAGCTTTAGAATCAGGCAAATATAAAAGATTATTGGCAATATGGCCCAGAAGAGCAGGGAAAGATGTCGTTTCATTCAATTTAATGATTAGGGCAGCTTTAAAAAAGATCGGTGTCTATTATTACATATTTCCTACGTATTCTCAAGCACGTAAGGTTATATGGGATTCAATAACAAGTTCTGGATCACGCTTTTTGGATTATATTCCTAAAGAATTAGTAGCCAACACAAACTCAACCGAGATGAAGATCACTTTGACCAATGGTTCACTTATACAGCTTATTGGTTCAGATAATATTGATAGCTTAATGGGAACCAATCCAATTGGTATTATCTTTTCTGAGTATGCTTTACAAGATCCTACAGCTTACCAGTATTTGCGGCCCATTTTGTTAGCCAATGATGGCTGGTCTCTCTTTGTTTCAACACCCCGGGGTAAGAACCATTTATGGGAACTGTATAACATTGCGAAAGAATCCGATAATTGGTATTGTTCGAAGCTGACCATACACGAAACAGGACATATATCTCTGTTTGAGATAGAAAAAGAAATTGCAGAAGGTCTAATATCTCAGGATCTAGCATACCAAGAGTACTTTACGGATTTTAATTTAGGCGTAGAAGGTGCTTATTACTCACACTACATTGACAAAATGAAACTCAAAGGTCAAATAGGAATTGTACCCTGGGAACCTAGCTTTAAAGTACATGTATGTTTTGATCTTGGTGTAAGAGATTCAACAACAATAATCTTCTATCAATGCATTGGTATGACAGTACGCATAATAGATTGTTATGAAAACTCTAAGCAGGGTTTAGAGCATTATGTTAAGATCTTAGAATCCAAGCCATATTCTTATGCAAAGTATATGTTTCCTCATGATATTAAGGTGATGGAGTTAGGCTCTGGTATTACTCGTATTGAGAAGTTAAGGCAACTTGGTATAAGAGCTACTGTAGTTGATGATATATCAGTTGTTGATGGAATTGAGGCTGTTCGTTCAGCTTTTAGTAGAATATGGATTGATGAGAAAAATTGTGTAAAACTTATCAAGGCCCTGGAAAATTATAGACAAGAGTTCGATGTTAAAAAGAAGGTCTACAAGACGCATCCTCTACATGATTGGTCGTCTCATTTTGCCGATTGCATGCGCTATCTCTGTATCTCATTACCTAAGACGAGAGATGGAGCGTCAGCGGAAGACATTGACAGAAGATATAACGAAGCATGTGGTGGACCACAGTCAAATCTACCTAGTATATTCAGAACCGATTTACCTCAATACTAAAATTATGATATACTAATTACACGATAAATAACATATAACAGAAAGGGCCTTATGCAGACGTTACTTTTAGCATCAATGTTACTATTCAGTTCATTACAATCTTGTGAAAAACAAGAAGCTTATGGACAAGTTAATCATATCAAAGTTCAATCCAGTCTTGAAAATATAAAGCTTTACTATTGCAGTAAATGTTTTTTTGTTAAACACAATGACACTATTGTTGAACTTAGTGCTCATAATATGGATAGTGAATTACAAAATATAAATGAAGAACAATTAAATGCAGTTTTAGAACATGGCTACTTAACCTTATCGAAGATTGATAATAATGAATATTATCTTCGCTGCCATATCAAAGGTCTTGGTGGTAATAAGTTCATGTGGATGGCTCTTAAATTTGTTATCGAATCTGTAGTTAAAGAAGCCATCATTAATCCCCTAGTGAAACACGCAGTCAAATATTATAACAATTATCAACATCCTGATGCAAACCAAGTACAAAAGGTTAAAAATGCACATCATCAAGAGGCAGTAAATGTAATTGCCAAGATATATGATGAGCTTGAAAAGAATGGAATGCTTAATGAGGAATGTGCCAGTTATAGAAGATATGAAAATGGTTATGTGGAAATGATTCCTGGTACAAATCTACCTGTAAAAGCTATAATCAAGGGTCAAGAACGAAAAATCAGAGATGAGATCATAATGAAGATAGCTGAACAGGTTCTTTGTAACAAAGTTCCAAATGCTGACTACATGCTAACTTGTATGAGAAAATCAGTAGTAGGATTGTAATGAATATAGAAAAGATAAAGCATTATTTCTTAATTTATTTAGTTAATTTAATAATAGTTATAATATATGCAAACACAGTAAATCATGTTGCATTACTTACTAAGCTAAGAGTTTGTGAATCTCCTATTTGCTACTTTGCTTACTTAGTACCTGCTTCAATATTAGGCTATTTTATTGAGAAAAAGAGACCATCAATTATGAACTATGCTTTATCTTTTCTCTTTCTATTAGTTATGTATGATATTGCATTTCTAGCTATAGATTATTTTAACTTTCCATTCTCAAATTCATTAAGCACAGTTTGTGCTACATCGTTACTTGCAATTTGGCAATATTGTAGAAGTAATTCTATAATAGATATATTTCAATTCCTATCAAACTAAAAGGAATCCCGTGATTAAACAATTAATATTATCTGTATTATTTGTAAGCTCAATTAACTCCATGACTAAAATTGAAAAGACATTTGAAGATGTCTATCAAATTGATTTTAAATCAATGGATCTTCAAGATCTCAAACTATATTACTGTTATAGAACTTTCATTGTTGAGCATAATGATAAAATGGTACTAGTTAACAGAAGCAATATGGATGAAAGATTGAGATATGTTACTCAGACTAAGTTGCAAAATATGTTAAAAGAAGGTTATGTTACTCTTGTTAAGACTGATCTTGATAAATATTATCTAAGGTTCAATTATGGCAATTCTAAATAAAGTTAAACGATTCTTTTCTCTTTTTGGTCTCAGGCCAACTGTCAGAATTGGTCAGCCCATAACCAAAACATACCAAGAAGATCCTCAAGTTGCTATTAAGATTCGCAAAATCAGACAGTTATTTATAGATAATCAAGCCTTTATAAACTCTAGAGCCTATAAACCACACTCGCCAGATTGTAAAGATCCTGTAATATGTGAGAAGGCATATTGTTGGAAGTTTATACCTGATAAAATTGTTAGTAAGCCTTATGTTGTTAGAATTACTCAAGAAAATAAAAAGCTCAAAGGTAAGAGAGTTAGAAGAAGTAGTTTATAAATTACAATTTAGAAGTAATGAGTTTTCAGAATTAACCCTCAATGATCTAAATGACGCTCTTAATTGTTGTATCTATCACTTTACTGGTGGCTTTTATGAGTCTATGGGGGAGATTTGTCCATGTAATTGTATTTGTGAAAACTGCGAAATGATACCTGAACATCCTGTTCATATTCGTATGCAAGAAATTGGCAAGACAATGGCCGAAGAAAATGTTATGACTGAGTTTATTGAGAAATTTTCTAAGGAGACCAATGACCAAAAGAATGAGTGTTAAATTGGAAAAGGGATTAAATCATCTCATCCAAACTATTCTTGCTCAGATTGTTGATGTTAATAATCATGTAAGAACAACTCAAGATAATAAAGAAGTTGATGAAAAGGATAAGATAGCTTTAACTAACTTTGCTCAGCATCACTTATTAGTGCTGAGCATTCTGTTACATGAACTTGAAGATTATGCAATTAAAAAGTTCCCTGATGCTAAGGGAATTATAGATTGGGCTGCAAATCATTATCAATTTGGTCTAAATAACAAACAATTTACTCCTTGTAAATGTGCTGAATGTCCACAGCCAGTTGTAACGGCTATACCTGAAGCTGAAGTAGCCGCTGTATCACAATAAATTATAACTTTTACTTGATCTGTAAGGTTGGTAAGACTAGGCTATCCTTAAATCCTTTAATTCAAGGAGACGGCCATTATTTTTCCCCAATTATATGGAAAATGGACAATATTAAATGAAATTGGATATGACCAACGTTCTGAATTATTAGTTAGCTGTCAATGTGAATGTGGAACAATAAAAATACAGCGATTAAGTACATTAAAAGCTGGTGAATCAACTCGATGTAAAACATGTCATATGAATCAATTAAATTTAGTAGATGATGTTATTAACAAAAAATATGGTAAGTGGACAGTTTTAGAACGTGTGGCCAATAAAAATGATAATAAGCGTTATCTTTGTGAATGTGATTGTGGAACTAAAAAAGAAGTAGATGGGTATAATTTACGCAAAGTATTATCCAAAAGTTGTCCTCATTGTCGTGTAAAAACTCATGGAATGTCTTATACAGATACATTTAAAATATGGACAGGTATTTTAAGAAGATGTTTGAATCCGAATTTTAAAGCATATAAATATTATGGTGGCCGTGGCATAAAGGTTTGTGAACGCTGGTTGAAATTTGAGAATTTCTTCGCAGATATGGGAATAAGGCCTGATAAACTTCAGATTGATCGAATTGACAATGATGGTCATTATGAACCTAGTAATTGTAGATGGGTCACTGCTAAGGTAAATAACGCAAATAGGAAAAATAAATGATATTTCCGCAGCTTTCGCCACAATATTATAATGAAGCCCATAGACCCCTATTATCGCGCATGGAAGCTTTCTATGCAGAAAGTATTACAATTAATCAATCATTCTGGGGAGAGGCTGATACTGATACACGTTTTTATAGTGGTGATCAGACTTTATGGACAGATCTTTATGGATCATTACCTTCCAATAGACGAAGAAATTTTAGTTTTAATCGAATCAAGCGTGTAATTAATATGATCTCTGGTTATCAGAGACGTAACCGTAAGTCTACAATTGTCACTCCCATTGAAAATGCTGATGCTGAAACTGCCGACCAGTTCACCAAAGTTTTAATGTGGATTAATCAACAAGAGGGCGTTCTTGAAACAATATCTGAATCCTTTTTAGGATCTCTTGTGACAGGCATGAATTTGTTACAAGTCTGGGTCGATTATAGATCTGATCCAGTTTCAGGGAATATTAGAGTAGATAATTGTTCATATAATAGCTTTCTAATAGATCCCTATTTCAGGAAAGCTGATCTTTCAGATTGCAATGCAGTATGGAAAAGGTCGTTCTTGACCAAACGTGAAGCAATTTCCCTGTTACCTGATCATGCCGATGAGATACTTGGACTCATGGGTAATGATTCAGGTACTGGCCGTGATGGTAAGTTTCAGTTCATGCCTGAATCTTACAATTACGGCTATAAACAGTTGCTAACCTACGATGAATTTTATTATCGTGACTATAGAACACAGAAGATGCTCATTGATTCACAGACTGGTGAGACAATGGAGTGGCGATCAAATAATGATGAGGGTTTAAGGGACTTCTTGCAAACTTATCCTCAGATTGCCATGATAGAACAGGAGGTTCCCACTGTAAGATTAGCAATTGTTGTACAAGGAAAGGTAATGTACGATGGGCCGAATCCTATGGGGATTGATTCTTATCCTTTTGTTCCGGTCTTTGCTTATTATATTCCTCAAATGCCCTATTTTCCCTGGAGAATCGCAGGAGTAGTAAGAGATCTTCGTGATTCTCAATATCTGTACAACCGTAGAAAAGTAATCGAACTTGATATTTTAGAATCACAAATAAACTCAGGTTGGAAATACAAAGAAAACGCTCTTGTTAATCCAAAGGATGTATTCCTTTCAGGTCAGGGTAAAGGGTTGGCTCTTAAAGAAGAAGCACAGATGACAGATGTTGAACAAATTTTACCACCACAAATACCACCATCAATGATTGAATTATCCAAGATATTAGGTGATGAACTTAATCAGATATCTGGTGTCAATGAAGAACTTTTAGGTTCAGCTGTTGATGATAAGGCTGGAATATTATCAATGCTTAGGCAAGGTGCAGGACTTACAACCCTTCAAGGATTATTTGATAACCTTGACCATGCACAGAAGCTTCTTGGTAAGATTATGATTGATCTTATACAAGTTAATTTTACACCAGGAAAAGTTAAAAAGATTTTAGAAGGACAAGAACCTTCAGCACAGTTTTATAATAAAGCATTTGGAAAGTATGGAGCCACCGTTGAGGAAGGGTTAAATACAACGACACAAAAGCAGATGCAGTTTGCACAATTGGTTCAACTGCGAGAAACAGGTGTACCAATAACAAATGAAGATCTCCTTGAGGCCTCTACTTTCCAAGGCAAAAAGAAGATCATTGAAAATATGCAAAAACAACAACAAGCTCAACAAGAACAGCTACAACAACAATCACAGATTCAAATGCAATTACAACAAGCCCAAGCTGAACTTGCACGCTCTCGTAGTATGGCTGATCAAGGGCTAGCTGTTGAAAGAGCAAGTCGTGTAGAAGAAAATAGAGCATTGGCTGTTCAGAAGCTCTCTGAAGCAAATAAGAACGATGAGCAAGCTTTACTTGAGAAAGTTAAAATACTCAAAGAACTTGAAATGATGGACTTGAGTCATATTGAAAAATTAATTACGATGGCAAATAGCTTGAAGATTGCTGAACAAAGTACAGTTCAGGAACCTAGGCCATTAGAAAGTAATCCTGCTGGGATGGTCCCACCAGGTAATAGAGGATAAACCTTGCAGCACATTTTGTGGTCTGCAATTTTACCAGAAAGGGCAAAAATGCCAAAAAGATACCATAACAGTAAAAGACGTCGTCATGGTGAAAAAAATGAAAAATATATCCATGAAAATCCATTGAAGAGATCAATGCACGAACCTGATCATTTTAATGATGAGTTACATCATAATAGAGGCAATGAAAGAGCAGTGTATAGGAAATTCAGAGCCTCAGGTAATGAATTATATGCTTCAATGGAACCAAGAAGACGTCAAGAAATGGAAGATGCTGGTTATCTTTATGAAGATCATAATGCCGTTGCTAATCTACCACAAGGCGTAATCATGAAGCCGTATCCTAAGACTGGACCTTACCTTCCTGAAGGTTTGGAAGATTCTATCCGTGGCATTGATCACCAAATGGATTATGATGATTCACAGCGTAGGGACCACTTTTATCCTAAAAAGCACTAAATTTTTAGGAGATACTTAATAGTATATAGACTTTAACATGGAAATCAAGTAAAATGAGTTGGAAAGGAATAAAATGTCTAATCCAACTCATTTGCTTAACTACGATAATGGTTTTTTTATAATATTAGAATATAACGGAAAAGATCCAAAATATAATGCACATTCATGGAAATGCCAATGTCGTTGTGGAAATATAATTGTATTGCGTACTGATGTTATTAAATCTAAAGCTACAAAAAGTTGTGGCTGTTCTAGATTAAAAAATCTTATTAAAAATGGTAAATCGACTGCTAAAAAATTTCAACCTGTTCATGGATTGTCCAAACATCCATTACACAGAACATGGAGTCATATAATTGAGCGGTGTTATGAAATTCCAATCAGACATAAATCTTATCCATATTATAGAGGAAAAGGAATTCAAGTTTATCCTTTATGGATTAAAGATTTTAAGTCTTTTCATGACTGGTGTGTTAATAATGGTTGGAAAAAAGGATTGACTATTGATCGAATAAATCCAGATGGAAATTATGAACCTGATAATTGTCAATTTATAACAAGAGCTCAAAATACAGAAAAAATGGCAGCAAATCGTAAAATGTACGGTCAATTTAATGGTAATTCGGCTCTTACAGTTGAAAAAGTATTAGAAATTAGGAAACGGTTGCAATTGGGAGTCAGTGGGTATAGGATTTCTATAGATTTCAATGTTGATAGAAAGACTATATACAATATACGGGATAGAAAATCCTGGAAACACATATGATTAAAAAAACATTAAGGACACACTTCTCTTTTTTATTTTTAATTAACATTCCCCGACTGCTCTTAGGAGTTTTCGGGGATGTTTAAAGGAGAAACATGCCAGTAATGCCAAGAATAAAAGGAAAACCTATGAAAGTTGCCTATGACATTCTAGGAATTCCACCTAACATCAAATCCAAACGTAATAGAAGACAGGCGTTTATAAACCATAGGCTAAATTATGAAGAAACGTCACGAGTACGTTAAAGGAATGAAATGGCACGACCAATAAAACCTGCATATTTAAAGAGACCAAGAGAGGCTGATGTTGGTAATCAATATATGAGTCTTTCAGATCATGGATTTCAACAACCTGTTGATCCACGTCGTAGACCAGAAATGGCCGATAGTAGAATGATTCAAGAAGATCATAATGAGATTGCTAACTTACCAAGACAGTTCATTCATAGACAATGGACTCCTGGTAAATATAGCCCTCACTATTGGATGGAATCAGAAATTAGACCCTTTCCAGATGCAAGGGCAAATGAACCAGAGGATGAGTAATGAAAAGAAAATTAGCGCTTAAAAGAGGCCATAAAAAGGCACACCACTCAAAGAAAGCTTCAATTAAACAAAAAGTATCTAAGCATTTAAAAAGTGATGCAAAACTTCTTAAACGACATGAAGTGTCAGATAAGAAACTTATGAAATCAATCAAAGATGCTGATCATGCAGAAAGAAAGAGACATAAAGTTTCTGCTAAGGGAATTGCACATCATGCAAAGAAGCATCATTCAAAAGCTAAAAAACATAAATCAATGTGCCCAAAAGAACATTTACAACATTCCAAAAAACATAAGGGCAAAGGTAAGATTGAAAAAGTTATGCATGAATTTAAAGAGCATAAACTACACAGTGGTTCCAAAAAGGGACCCTTGGTAAAAAGTCGTAAACAAGGTATAGCAATAGCTCTCTCTGAAGCAAGAAAAGCCGGTGAGCATATTAAAAAGAAAAAATAGAACTACCTCACATTT